TATTTGTAGCTATAGAAAAACAACAACCTTTTCCTAAGCAAGGAGTGGTTAGCACTTTTAAAATAGGTATGCATTATGGAATGATCTTAGGTATTCTTAATACTTTACAAATTCCTTATGAGGAAATATCTCCTCGTAAATGGCAAAAAGAAATGATTGGGAATGGGAAGAAGAAACGTAAGATTTCTAAAGAACTTTCTTTAAAAAAAGCTAAAGCTCTTTTCCCTAAAGTAGATATTGGTAAGCATGATGGAAAATCTGATGCCCTTTTAATAGCAGAATATGCAAGAAGAACTATCCTTCAAAACATTCAAAATGGATAAACATCAGATTTTGAGAGAACAAAACTTTTTAGTAGGCTGGAAAGAGATTGCTAATTATATCGGTGTATCTGTAAAAACTCTCAGACGACATCATAGAAAATGGGGATTGCCTATTTTCTTTCTGAATAAAGAAGTATATAAAACTCCTATAATACATAAAGCAGATATAGAAGCTTGGAGAAAAGATAAACTTACTTCTTTAGAAAATCAATCTTAACCCTGTCCCAATTTGACCCAATTTGACCCATTTTGGCATCTTAATTTTTCAGCAAATTTTGTTATCACAAAAAGTATGAGTGCAGTTTCTCCTAAAGTGCTTGAACAGATAGAAAAACGAGAGGCTTTGCTTTATAAGCAAAAGCAACGGGCTATCCAGGAGATTTTAAAGCGTGCTCAAGAAGAAGATTGGATCGGTGAAATTGCCAGCTCCAAAAGCGGAAAAAGATTTTTGCTTGAGCTTGCTGTTAAATCTTGTGAAGTTTCGCTTACAAGGCTTTTGCCTGAAAAGCAAGAAATGACAGTTAAAGGAGATACTCTTATAGCAGAAATTAGAAAGTTTTTAACAGGAGAAGAGTTACAAGATGATAAATAATAAAAAATCTCTTGTAACTTGGGCTCAACTCCTTTTTTCTCATTATTGTAGTTATCCTCCATCTTCTCTTCATTATCAGCTTGGAAAGCTTTTAACCGAGACAGACAAAAATATAGTTATAGCTTTTCCCCGAGAATTTGGAAAGTCCACTTATGCTTGGCTTTTCTTTCCTGCATGGAATATTTTGACAGGAAAATATCGTTTTCTTGTCTATATTGCAGCTTCAAAAGATAGAGCTGAGGAACAGTTTAGAACTTTCAGGACTGAAATTCAAAGCCATCCTATTTTAAAGAGAGCTGTAGAGGTCATTACGGATAAAGTAGATATGCTTGAATATCAAGACAAGCTTACAGGGAAAATGCACCTTATTAAAGTTTATGGTGCTGGACAAAATTTAAGAGGTCTTCGTTATCAGGAAGCTCGTCCGGATATTATCATCCTGGATGATATAGAAAAGCTTGAGGAAGTTCAATCTCAAAAGCAAAGACAAAAGCTGAAAGAGTGGTTTTTTGCTGATGTCTTGCCTTTAAGCTCAACAGGACGATTTTTTATAATTGGAACAGTTCTTCATGAAGATAGTCTTTTAAATAATCTTCTTAATGAACCTCCAGAAGGTTTTATATCTTTGCGTTATGGCGTTCTTGATGAGCAAGGTAAGCCTACCTGGGCTGAAAAATATCCTCTTGAAGCTATACAAGCAAAAAAAGAAGAATATCGCAAGCAAGGATTATTACATCTTTGGTATGCAGAATATATGAATCAGCCTATTGCTCCTGAAACTGCTGTTTTTAAGCGTGAATACTTTAAGTATTATAATCCGAAAGATTTGAAGTGGCGTGAAAATAACTATTCAGTTTTTACCACGGTCGATTTAGCTATTAGCGAGGCTTACACGGCGGATTATACAGCGATTGTTACAGTTGCGGTAAGTCCGCAGAACCACTGGTTTGTGCTTGATATTGACTACGGACATTATGATTCTTCAGAGGCAATTGAAGCTATTTTTAGAGCTGTTACAAAATATCAACCTCTCAAGGTTGGCATTGAAAAAGTAGCATATCAGCAGGCTTTAGCTCATTTCTTACAAAAAGAAATGGTCAAAAGGAACCAGTTTTTTGAAGTGGTCCCTTTAATAGCAAATAAAGCTAAAGAATTGAGAATACAAGCTTTACAACCCAGGTTTACAACGGGAACTATTTGGTTTCCTGTTTTTGCTTCATTTTTAACTGAACTTGAAAGTGAGCTTTTAATGTTTCCCAGGGGCAAGCATGATGATTTGATTGATGCTCTTGCTTACATGGAGCAGATTGCAACTCCGCCTGTAGGTTTTGCTACGCAGGATATAGAACTGCCTTCAGTTTCAGCTTTTTAGGAGGAGAAAATGGCAAACGGTGCTGATCTTGACAAAGTTGGCTGTGAATACGGAAGAAATTTAAAAGATATGATGAATGCTTTTAAAGAAGATTATTTCTGTAAGTTTTCTACTTATAAAGAAAAAATGAATGCAATAAATGATCGGATAGAAGACCTGGAGAGGTGGAAAGAAATGATGGATGAAAGAATTATGAAATTTGAAGTAAAACTGGCTTGGCTAATGGGTTTTTCAGCAATGATTGGAAGTTTGATTGGGACAGCTGTGGCAACGCTGATAAGACATTTATTTTAAAAAGAGCTTTTAAGGAGAAAAAATGAATTTAGAAAAAAATGCACTTTTAGAAAAAGTTAGAATGGATATTGAGTCTGCTGAAAACTATTTTGAAAGTTACATAAAGCCTAAATTAGTTGAAAGATATCAAATTTATAATGCTGATCCTGAGTATTACAAGAAAAAATTCCCTAAGCTTGGCAAAAGATCTTCTGTTGTCTCTACAGATGTAGCTGACACAATTGAATGGGCTTTACCAAGCTTGATGCGAATTTTTTTTGGCGGAGAAGATGTTGTTACTATTAGAGGTAGACAGGCTGAAGATGAAAGGAAAGCAGAATTAATGCAAGAGCTTATCAATTTTCAGATTCAGGTTCAAAATCCTGGTTTTATGGTTTTCTATCGTTGGTTTAAGGATGCTCTTGTAAGCGGCTTGGGTGTTATTAAGTGCTGGTGGGAAAGAGAAGTGGAAGATTTTCAAATGAAAGGGCTTTTCTCAATAGAAGAAGCTGAAGCAATGAAGCAGGCAGAAAATATAGAAGTTGTTAAAGTGGAACCAACTGAAAACGGTGTCTATGCGATTGTAACATATAAGCTTAAAAAGATTAAGAAAAATCAGCCTGTTTTTACTAATATTCCGCCTAATGAATTTATCTATCATCCTGATGCCTCAAGTATTGAGAATGCTACTTTTGTCGCTCATAGAAAGTTAGTTACTGCTGATTATCTCAGAAGAAAAGCTCAAGAAGGTTTATATAACAAACAAGCCGTTGAAGAGGCTATTAGGAAAGGACAGGAACAGGAAAATGCTAATTGGGACGAGCTTAATGTCGCTCTTAAACCTGATTCAAGCCAGTTTACTCCACCTCAGGTAGATGACGAAGCAAGAAAAATTTTTAAACTTTATGAATGTTATACTAAATATGATATAAACGGTGATGGTTTACTTGAGCCTGTTATTGTTACTGTTGTCAACGATACAATTTTGAGAGTTGAAGAGAATCTTTACGGTCGCCCACCTTTCTTTATTTTAGCTCCAGTTTTAGAGCCTTACGAAATTTGGGGAAAAAGTTTTTCTGATATTTTGGCTGATATTCAAGCCATTAAAACCGCATTAATCAGACAAATTCTGGTTAACATTGCTCTTAACAATGATCCAAAGCTTGAAGTGTTAGAAACTGCTGTTAATTTACAAGACTTAGTTTTAGACAAAGAATTTGTAAGAGTAAGACAACCAGGAGCAATAAGACCTCTTCCTACTCAACCTTTAGCCCCCTGGACTTATAACTTTCTTGAATACATTGAAGGGCTTAAAGAAAATAGAACTGGTGTAACCAGGTATAATCAAGGACTTGATGCCAGGTCTTTAAATCATACCGCGACAGGAATTAATCTTATTATGTCTGCTGCTCAGCAAAGACTTGAGCTTATTGCCAGAATTTTTGCTGAAACAGGTATAAAGGACTTTTTCAGGTTCTTGATTGAGCTTAATCAAAGATTTATCACTCAAGATGTAGTTATCAGGCTTACTAATCAAATTTTGCAAATATCTCCTGATGATATAAGAGGAGATTTTGATTTAGAGATAAATGCAGGAATGGGAGTAGGAGTAAAAGAACAGCAGTTACAAAACTTGCAGATGATTATGAATGTATATCCTCAGTTAGTTCAGGCTGGAATCGTTACTCCTAAGAATATTTATAACCTTGCTAAAAAGTTTATTGAGGCTCTGGGTTTTAAAAATGTAGATGAATTTTTAACAGACCCAGAGGAATTACAGCAAAAAATAGGGGG